GAAAAAATCGAAAAAAAAAATAAAGAAAAAAATAAAAAAATGTATAAATGTTCAAAATGTCAAAAAAATTATAAATTTAGTTCGGGATATTATAGACATATTAAAAAATGTAAAGAAAGTGAGACCTTGATTGAAAACAATGAAAAATTATTAAAAATGCTTATTGAAACAACAGAAAGCAATACCAAATTATGTCAAAAGATTATGGGAATGGACCAAAAAGCGAATATTATTAATACAACAATTCATAATAATAATCAAAAAGTTAATTTAAATGTCTATTTAAATCAAGAATGTAAAAATGCTATGAATCTTACTGATTTTGTAAATTCCTTACACTTGTCTATGGACGATTTAATTTATACCAAAGATAATGGGTTTATAAAAGGAATAACGAATATATTTGTAAAAAATCTGGAAGAAATCCAACCAAAAGATCGACCTATTCATTCAATCGGATATGATAATCAAGAAAAACAATTTTATGTAAAAGATAGAAATGAATGGCAATGTGATCAAAAAGAAGAACAAATAAATACAACTATAGATGATGTAGCAAAAAAACAATTTTTACAAATTAAAGAATGGGAAAACTCAAATCCTGAGTGGGATAAAACCGAGAAAGGTATGGAAGATTATATGAAAATGGTTCAAATAATAATGGGAGGGAACACAGAATTAGAGAGAGAAATAAATAGAAATGCAATTAAGAAGGAAATAACAGAAAAGGTTGATATATCTGAAAACTCAGATAATATTATTGTTAAGGAAGTTGTTTAATTGTTTAAGTTCTTCTATTCTTTGATTAGATTCATTATGTAAAATTTGAGCAGTAGAGAGACCATAGTCTGTCTTGAATAAATTATCTTTAATATGGTTATCCATTCTTTCGTAATATAAATCTATTGTATTATTTAAAGCTTGTGAAAATGATTGGTTATTATGAATAATTGAATAAATAATAGCTCTATCTAGGTCGTAGGCACATAATAGATCTGCTTCTCTTACAATATTATAAGATAATTGGAATTCTTTAAGATCGGGAAAGCCATACATTTTAACCTTCGAATATGACATTGTATTAATTATTTCAGAAATTGCTTTTGTTTCCCACGAATGATAATTTAATTTTTTTGTTAAAAATGTATCAAGATATTTCATATCTTTGGGTTCTACATATTTATCATCAAACATGTCGTGTAATAACGCGGAGGTATATATAACTCTTTTTTGTTTTTTTAGTTGAGGAAAATGTAATAATTCTTTTTCATAATTATTTTTACTATGTCTGAAAACCTCAAGACTATGTTTTATCGCATGTGATTCATCTATATTAAATTGCCTACATTGTTGGTTTATAAAACAGAATATTGTATTATAAGGAATCTTCATAATAATATAATATAATTTATTATTTACATATTATTTTACCACATAAATATATTTAAAATGCTGAACCAAATCCCCCTCCCATAGTTTCGTTGGCAGCCATTGGTTCAAATGTATTGGATTCAATTGGAACATTTGCATCAACTAAGGGAGTACTGGGCCCTTGATAAATTCCTTGAAGATTAGGAGTAGGTTGTTGTGGTCTTACAGATGGTAATGATTGGGGTGCTAATTGAGTAGGAGGAGGTTGAACAGGGGTTTCTTGTTTTTGTTGCTTTAGACTAGTTTTTCCATCTACAAGGTCTAATCCTCTGTCAATTAAAATATTCACTTTTTCGCCTAATTTAGTTTGCAAACTCAAGACTATTACCATAAATGCCAATATAATATTAGTTACATGAAGTTTAGCATATTTTTCATTACTATATGTAGGTATAAAAGTAATGATTCTATGTATGAATAATATACCTACAAACATAATAATAATTTGTACTAATATTTCTGCTAAAATTTCTAAACTTCCTTTGTCCTCGTCTGCTTCAGGAATATATTTTTGGATTGATTTATTAAGAAATATAACAGGAATGATACTTAAGCCACTGTATTGAATAATGTTTAATATTTCAGACTTAGATTCGTCATCAAAATTGAATACATGGTTAATAAAAGAAGCTGAACTGGTTTTTTCTTCAACTGATTCCATTTAATTTATAAAAAGAAATTAAAAAAAGAAATACATAATCAAAATATGGGAGAAAAGCAATATTTAGATTTAATTAGAAGAATTTTAGAAGAAGGAAGTATGGAAGAGGGAAGAAATGGAAAAACAAAGGTAGTAATTGGAGAAATGATGCGTTTCTCTCTAGGTAATAATTATTTACCTTTATTAACAACAAAAAAATTAGCCTGGCGAACTTGTCTAAAAGAATTATTATGGTTTATCTCTGGATCCACAAATAATATAACTCTTAAAAATCAAAAGGTTAATATATGGACCCAAAATGCCCAAGATTATCTAGAAAAAAATCCTCAAAAAATGGAAGGAGATCTAGGTCCTATATACGGTCACCAATGGAGACATTTTAATGCAAAATACATAGATTGTAATACCAACTATGAAGGTAAAGGAATTGACCAATTGAATAATATTATAGAAATGTTGCAAGATAATGATAAAAAATATTCACGAAGGATGGTGGTTAGTGCATGGAATCCTTGTCAAATAAATGAAATGGCTCTGCCTCCCTGCCATGTATTATTTCAATTTCATGTTACAGGTGAAGATAAATTAAGTTTAACTTTATATCAAAGAAGTGGGGATGTAGGATTAGGGGTTCCATTTAATATTGCATCTTATTCGTTTTTATTACATTTGATAGCTTTTCATTGCAATTTAAAGGCTTATGAGTTCATTTATTTTTTGGGAAATGCTCATATTTATGATGATCATTTAGGACCTTTGAAAGAACAAAGTGAGAGAACCCCTTTATCTTTTCCTAAATTGAAAATAAATAGAAGGCATTTGAAAATTGAAGATTATACAATGGATGATTTTGAAGTATTAGAATATCAATATTGCGATCCAATAAAAATGAATATGCGTAAATAGTTTAGATAAATGATATTATTAATATTATTATGAGTGGTTCAAATGCCAATGCTGCTGCAAGACGCCGTCGTTCCAAACCATTAGGAACAGATACCCCTCCTTCAATCCCTGGATCTAATTCAGATCCTTCCGAAACCGTACAATCGTCTTTCTCTAATAATATCACAAGAGTTAGCATTCCTCAAAGTATTCAAATTTTATACAGTCAGATAAATAGTTTGAAGCAAGAATTTAGTAATATTTCTTCAACTTCAGAAACAGGAAGTGGTAATTATGTAACTAAGGAAGAATTCAATGGTGTAATGGAAAATATTGGAACTGATATTTCACTTTTGAATGATAGAGTAAGTCAAATAGAGGAGTTTATTTCTGTATTGCAATCAAATTATCTTAAACTAAATTCCAAATTAATTTCTCTTGATGATAAGGAAATATTGGAAGTAGTTGAAGAAGAAGAAGAAGAAGAAGTCAGTGAAGAACAAATATCAGATGAAGTAAAAAATGAAGTTACCAAAGATTTATCCCATAAATTAAATACATTATCTATGTTAAATAATAATACTGAGGAAGTTCTAGAAGATGCTTGAAATGAAATAATCTTTTTTTTTCCACCATAAATCTAACTCTTTATAAGATGAAATTAGTATTATTTGATTTATATTAGAGAAGGAAACCTTTTTAGTAGGTGTGTTTTTTATAATGTTATTATCTTGATTTGATTGAAAATCAAGCCAATATAAAATTCCTATTGAATTATTAACCATATTGTTTAACATTTTCTTTTTTTAATGAATATAACTTTTTTAAATATTAAAAATTATTATAATTATTTCTTTATAATATGTTATTTTTAGTTATATTTTGTATTATTTTGTTTCTTTACTTACATGTATATTTTCATTTAAAAGTTAATAATGATCTCGAAATTTTAGAATTAGAGAATGAATTGACTAAAGATAAATTATCAAATATTTGTGATTTAAGACAACCTTTATTATTTTACTATGATTCACCTGACATTTTAAAAAACTTTTCGAAAGATTATTTGACAAAAGAGCATAAAACGATAGATTTAAAAATAAGGAATAAATCAGATAAAGAGTTTATAGATCTTCCTCTACAATTTAAATTATGTGATGACTTATTTTCTAAAGATATATCCTCTAATTATATTTCATCGCAAAATTATGAGTTTTTAAAAGAATCGGGGTTGATTAAAAAATTAAAACCGTTCGATTTATTTTTAAAACCCTCTTTGACCTGTAAAACGGATTATGATGTTTTAACAGGATCTGAAAATGCAAGTACTTTTCCTGAATATAAGTTGTCTTATAGAAATTTTTTATATGCTACAAATAATTCTGTAAATATTACTTTATATCCTCCAAAGGAGCATAAAAATATAGATATTGAAAAAGATTACGATAAATTCTTATTTTACGCAAATGATGTTTCGAAAGGAAAAGATAAACTTGAATTAACACTGTTAGAAGGTCAAATGTTGTTTATTCCTTCCTATTGGGTTTATGAAATAAGATATACGAAGGACAGTATAGTTTTACAAATAGAATATTTTACATTTATGAATTTATTATCCATAATACCAGATTTAATATTATCTTTTTTACAAAAACAGAATATAAAAATAAATACAATCCCTACATATTCTAACAAAATTGATTCATAAAATAGTAAATGTAACAAGTAATATAATATGGAATCCCCTGTTTTTAAGTTATTAGTTGAAAATCGGTATAATAAATGGAATCTATTGCAGGAAGGAACATTTGAAGAGGATTTAAGTGTAAATAATCGAATTTCTCCGTATGAAATGAAATTATTTAGTGATGATATGATAAAAATTGATATGAACGGAAAAGTTGTCCTTGTACATTCTACAACTCGTCAATTAAAAAGTATTCCCGGAGTCCTTATATTACAGAAAAATAAAACCTTTGGAAAATACAAAAATAGATTTCTTTACAAGTGTGTTCCTGACGATATAAGACTTCCTATATTTTTCATACCTTATCAGATTGATATGAAAAATTTTTCGAAATCGTTTGAAAATAAATATGTTACTTTTGATTTTGAAAACTGGGACCATAATCATCCTTATGGCAAACTAAATCATGTAATTGGTCCAGTAGATCTTCTATCTAATTTCTATGAATATCAATTATTTTGTAAAAGTTTGAATGCGTCTATTCAAGCCTTTTCAAGGACTACTGCGAAGGCATTAAAAGAAAAGAGCGAAGAAGAATACATCCAATTAACATTAGATACATATCCATTAATTCAAAATAGAATGAATACACATAAAATATTT